CGCTGTTGTTGATAGACCGCAAGATACGCTCTTGCTCTGCTGACACATCTACTACGCCTACGCTATCTAACGCACGCTGAGTATTATTCCAGACCCAACGAATCAAGTCATCGTTAAATATCCAGAAGTTAGAGAGAGTGCGATACTCTACGCCATATGGTTTGGCACGGAATGCACCAGCCTTACCATACAACTGCTTACGCATCTCACCATCGTCCATTAGCACAGAGGGGACACCAAGGAATAAATCCATGGCACGGATAACATCGAGTGCATCTTTCTGCGTCTCGACATGGATGTGACCGCCAGCGCTACGCATAAGAGGATGAGGAGGATTCGGTTTCTTGTTGACATCCTTAGTCCAAGCATCAAAGTCAGGCTCACAACCGAAGATGTGGGCACGAGGGTCATTCATCTGACTCTCAGGGAAGATGATACATGACAACTTAGAGAATGATAGGTTAGGTAGATATTCCTTAGACTTGGTCATCACACTGTTAATGTGAAGAACAAATTCATCGGCACTAGATGCTGGTGGCACACCATACTCGAGGGACACATTGTCCTCTTGCAAGGTATAGCCTTCAGGCATATCAGGAATCTGCATAGGATTCCACTTGTCTGCATTGATGTAACCAATGGCAGATACGGGATTACCTGCTTGGTCTTGCAGGAATACTTCGGGGTCAGAGCCTAGACGCATAGTTATTTCCATTTCTCGTTAAATAGATACTCGACAACTAAACGGTTTGTTTCTTGCACAAACTCTTCTTTTAAATCAGCCCACTCAGGGTGTCCCTGAATAGCCAAACCTTTGAACTCAGGGAAGTATACAATCTCTGGTTCTTTAAACTTAGACTCTCGCATCTGTAACAATAGATGTTCTGGTGTCTCATTCTTAGCACCATAGTATACAGCACTGAGATTAGATGGAGACCACGCAATTAGTTCATGCTCAGTGTCTGTTAGGTCAAGCATCTGATGATGTGCTGATGTAACATCATAAGTCTTACCATATGATGTAACCACTGGGTGATAGCCACGGTCATGCCCTGATACGTGTTGTATCAGTTTACCACCTGCAAATGCACACATGAACTGAGCACCACGGCATACACCAATGATTGGTATACCCTTGGCTTTGCACGCTTTCATTGCACCCCATTCCCACATATCACGCTCAGATGGGAATGATGGGGCTTGATTGAATCTATGTGGAGATTCATTATAGAATGATGGATGAATGTCTGTGCCACCCCATAACAGGAAGGCATCAACACCATTGAATCCATTAACATAGGCATCTACTTGATTGTCGAATAGTTCGTCAAAGGGGTAGATGGAGTGTCCGTTACCGAACGGTGAGTAGGCTAGTGTAGGCAATTTGATAGACCTTAGCAAGTAATTATGTGGGGGTTACGATGAACGAGGTAATCCGCTGTGCAGAAGATGTGTTCTTCTCGTTTCTTGAGAGGAGAGAAGGTGATAATCATGGGATTGTCATCATTCCATACACCATCAGTGCCAAAGTCTTTGTATGTTTTACATACACCTATGACAATGGAAGCACCATACTTGGCATAGCCACTAGCATTGACTGGGTATGCGGTATCACCCGCCTTCAGTTTAACTGTGGCATACAGTTCTTGGACAATCTTATCACGCCTCAAATATTCAGGGACAGTGATGCCTTTGGCATCGGCTAGTTGCTGAACATTAGGGGGTATTGCAGGATACCATGGTAGTTTAGACACCTCCAATACAGGAGGGGGTGTAACTACACGCTTACTGGCAAATGTTAGTTCAATCAAAGTCAGGCTCCTCTACAGGTTGTTGTGCTTCTGGCGGTGCATAGACATTAACAGCCAATCCATGATGACCGTTAATTAGTTCTTCAATGTTAATTCCATACCTAGGGGGTGGTGCATCTTTAGCGGGTTTATTGAGAATGATTTTCTCCTTCATGGGGTGAGCATTGTGATAATGAGCAGTGTTAACATCACCACCCACCTCATATGTGGTGACAGTCATTAGATACCAAGGGATTTTCTTGGCTTTAAACTCCTTGACAATTCTCTCGAGTTGTCCATCAATGTAGTCATCATCTACATTGGTTTCACACGCGTGGTGTGACGGGCTACGCTTGTAGTCGTAGAAATCTCTGCCTATGTATATGTCTATGATGTTCATTACATACCCTTCAATTTACGGAAGGCTTTGAAATCCTTACTTGCAGAATATCTAAACAAATAAACTTTGTTTGGACCATGGGATTTGTTGCTAAACACATCACGCAATTTGACATTGGGGTGTCTATACAGAAACTTTAGTTTATCCTGAGCAAGTTGGCTCTTGCTTAACAGAAAGTAAAACTCTCTGGGCTTCCAATCTTCGTCTAAACCGCAGACAAACTCAAAGAATTTATCAATGTTCTCTGCATCATAGCGAAAGTTGTAGGCATCATTGAACCTACTTAATGCAAAGCAAGCACAACTACCAAATGCCCATGTTTCTATTCTACAGACAAGCATAGCCTCATTTTTACCAACCTGATACTTGATTGTGCCGTCACGACCGTTCTTCTCGAAGTCACGGGATTTCCATTTTACGCTAAACATACATCTTCTCCACTGGCTATGTTGATGCGTGTTGGCTCTGGCTCGGCTTGTTGATAGACCTGAGCCTCTTCAAAAGCCTGCTGGCATTCTTTACACAATACATACTCACTACATTCAGGACAAGTGTTCATGTGAATCCCCTTACAATTTACAAAAGGCTTGCATAGAAATAGGTTTATCCCACTTGAAGTAGGTAAACGCTCTCGGTGCATTGCGTGCAAATAGCGTATAATGGTAGTTTTTACCGACCAAACGACTCCGTTTAACAAAAACATTAACGATTTTCATATATCATTCTCCATACACATTGAATGTAAACTTGCCCAATACTCATGCCCTTGTATGGTGTCTTGCCATACCATGGCTGAATCCAAATTGTCCATGTCTAAATCTATTTTAGTGTTGGACAGATAAACTTTCTGTAAAGACATTAAGACCTCTGCCTGTCTACCCTCTGGTAATAGGTCACGAATGCTTTTCCATAGATTGGATTTTATAATGTTAAGACGGGCTTCAAAATCAAAGCCCAACTCAATTTGACCCGCATTGGCTTTAGCAAGCCATTGTTTGTGTTTCTCAATTTCTTGCTGTTGAGATTCTTTAGCCTTGGGATTGAGTATCATCATAATAGAAAGTGTCCTATACCATAGCCCACCAATACGCAACCAATGACATTCATTGCAATGATGATGCTGAACACAATGGTTAGCCCGAATCTAAAGATAAATGTTTCAAAGTCCATCTGAATTCCCCTTATGTGAACTGTTTAAACCTCGCAATAGTGCCATGTCTGTAACTAAAATGTAGTTACTCTTGGGCATAGGCACAACTGTAAACTTTCTTTGCTTTGCGTCTTTTTCTCCACAAACTAGACATAGCCTATATCCTAAGTTAAATCGTTCTGAGCCAATGGATTGACCACACTTGCACCACGCCTGTTGATAGACCGTGCTGATAGACCTATTTGATAGACCCGTTGTATCCATACAACACCTCAAATTTTAGGCACAAAAAAAAGCGTAACTAAAAAGTTACGCAACAAAAAAAGCCCGCACAATGGCGGGCTAATTTGAGAGAGAGATTTTATTCTAAGACAATTTCTATATTATGGTGTTCTAGCATCATAATTTGATAGGTAGTATCGTCTATTTGTCCATTCTGATATTGTGCATCAATGGATTCTATACTAGGTTTCTCGCTAGCCTTTGCAATAGCCATTTGTGCGACATTTTGCAAATTAGTATTACCGATAGCCATTGTAAGATTCTCTAATGTCTCACGATATAGCCCTTCGTATGTTGCTAGCATACTCTTAAGTGATGCAATAGCAGTAGGGTAATCGCCTAAGTCCGTAGTTTCTTTTCTATTCTCAATTTCTAGAGACAATTTCACCAGTTTATCGGCTATACCGCCTTTTACATCAGGCACAATCTTAGACATTTCATTAGACAAAATTTTGTCTATTGATGCCACTGTAAGACATTTGCCATTCTCTGCTAGGGGTAATTTGCCAATATGAGCAAAGTATTTAATAACCCTAGATTTTGCATTGGCATAACCACCGCCTTCACGCAAACCACTAGCAAATAGTTGCCATTGTTTTTCAATGGTTGCCATTGTGTTGCCCTTTTCAATCATAGGGGCTGAGAATATCGGTTTTAAATATTCTGTCTCAATGTCACGAATGGCGGATTTTAGGTCATTCGGGATTAGTTCATTTATAGGGGTTTTACCCTTATATTCGTCTAATCTAGGCGAATCCAATAAATGAGACAATAGTGAGACACTAGCCTTTGAAACATTGTCTCTAGCCTTAATCTCGCCATTGACTATGCGAATCGCATCAATGTCCGCCATTTGCTCGAATAATTCGAATTTCTCCGCCTTATTCGTCTTAGTGTTTACAAAAGTTACCGCATCATCACTGAATGAAATGTCATAAAATGCCATGATAAAATCTCCAAGATTTCAATGTAATGCCGTCTGAATGACACCATGCCATTCAATTCGACATTATCTTAGAATCTAAGTATTTCTTAACTAAGATTTTCTTAACTAAGATTCCCTCATTTAAGATTGTCTAATCCTGATACTATTAAGTAAGCAAAGATTATGCCAACTAGTAAAATGAATTCTTTTGTTTTCAATTTTAGCCCTTAAATAAGATTTTCTCTGATACCTATATAGTAAGCAACTAGTGTGCCATATTACTTTAGTATTATTTTGGCTCATTTTGTAACACTTTGGTTTCCAAAATGGTGTCGGTTTTTTGACACTAGTGTCGACTTTTTGACAAGTGAGTGCTTACTAACTGTCGGTTTTCCGACACTTTTGACACTAAAGTATTCATCTAGTTTCCGTTTAGGAAACAAAAGTATTACACCATTTCTGGGACATTACTACTATTGATGTATATAGGTAGTGGTTCTAGAAACAAAAGTATTACTTTGTATAGGGTTAGAACTAAAGTATTACCTACATTCTAGTGGGTGAGAATGAGAATCATTCGCGTTTACAATCTTAGAATCTAAGAAATGGCAACGGCTTATATAAGCGAATCCGCATATAAGTATATCAGCATGGGCTTATATAAGTATTTGATTATATTTGAAATGCATAATTTAAAACATCACCTCATCATTTGAATATTCAAAGGGGGGGTGGGGGGAAACTTGGCTGGAGGGAAATTGTGCGTAACCCTATTTACTACGGTAATTATTGTTTTTAAAAGGGGTGGGGTATACTGTTTATAGGACAAGCGTTTAAAACGATTATTTATAGTTTGGCTACCTAGGTATTCCCATGCTCCTTTCAGGAGCTTCTAGGGGTGTTTAAATCGATTCTAGACACATGCTAAGCTCGGCTAGGGCCTCGCATACAACCTTTAGGTTCAATGTAAGCAAGATGGTCATAGCGCTTCGCGCGTACATTGTCGCAAGCATGAGCTTGCTCGTGCGTACGCATGCGCACGTGTACGTGCGTATAAGTATAATATATAATATAATAATAATATAATAATATATAATATAATATATATATTAATATATAGTATAACATACAATTCCTGTTTTGTCAAGATGTAGTCTTAAAATTTTTTTTATAAATTTTTTAGAAATAGCTTGACATTTACTTTAATCTATGGTATAATATTAAGTATACGGCATCACAAATGATGCCTGTTTCCTAGAGGATCTTTTTGTGGAGAACAAAAACAATGGCTTTATCGGACAATCCTGCTGCTAAAAAACGCAGCCCAAAGAAACGTGCTTTGAGCACGGGTTCTAACCATTCCTGGAGTGACAAGCAAAAAATAGAAGCTGTCCAATCTTGGTTGCTTCTTGGCAACTTGGCTCTTACGAGCAGGGTGCTTGCCATCCCTGAAATAACCCTCCGTGTGTGGAAAACCACCGAATGGTGGAAAAACACGGTTGAGGACATCAAGCTTCAAGAAAACATGCAGATGTCTGCACGCTTGAAGAAAATCGTTGATGCCAGCCTAGGGGCTGTCGAGGATAGGATTGTTAACGGGGATTTCATGTTTGACCAAAAGTCTGGCGAGATGGTTCGCAAGCAGGTCAACCTACGGGATGCCCATAAAGTTGCTGTTGACCTTTTGGATAAACGAGCCTTGCTTGACAAGGCAGCTGCTCCCCAGCAGGAAGAGAAGCAAGACGAGGATCGTTTGCTTAAGCTGGCTGAAAAGTTTGCAGAATTTGTAACAAAGAAAAAAGACCCTCTCATCATCGATGCAGAGGACGTTGAGATTAAAACGCGGGATAATTCAGAGGTAGAAGGCCAGTCTCATAAGCTGGAAGTCGTAGGTTCGAATCCTGCTCCCGCAACCAGTTTGGAGAATGCTGATGCCATACATGACCAATGGGAAGAGGGACTACGCGAAGGAATACGCGAAGTACCACAGCCGTCCAGACCAGATACACAATCGGTCGGAAAGAACCACCTTACGGAGACAAGCTAATGCTCAAGGCATCACCCACAAAGGAGACGGAAATGACCTCGACCACATCCGACCTCTTTCCAAAGGCGGAGCCAATACTCTTTCCAACGCTCGCTCTGTCTCTAAAGGCTCAAATAGAAGCTTTTCTAGAAATGGAGACGGAAGCCTCAAGAGCCAAACCAGTAGACGAGAACATTAAATGAAGCTTACCGCTGAGGTTGTTGCTGGATTTGTGGGAAGTGTCCTGTCCAGTCGCTTTGACGGTCAAGCCAGTTCTCCTGATTTCCACAAGGAATGTTGGGACCTATGTTGTTCCAATGAAAAGTTTGTAGCCATTGCTGCCCCACGAGGGCATGCCAAAAGTACAGGGGTGACGCTAGGCTATGGCTTAGCCACGCTCCTGTTTAGAGAAAGAAAATTTATGCTGCTTGTGTCTGACACAGAATCACAGGCAGCTTTGTTCTTAGGAACTTTCAAACAAGAATTGCAAGAGAATGAAGAACTCATTCAGTTGTTTGGAATTAAAAAGAACGATAAGAACATTGTCCAGTTTGCCAAAGACACGGAAGCGGACATCATTGTTGAGTGTGAGGACGGACATAAGTTCAGGATCATTGCCAAGGGAGCGGAACAGAAGCTGCGTGGATTAATCTGGAATGGGTCTCGTCCTGACATCATTATGTGTGATGATATGGAAAACGATGAGCTTGTTATGAACAAAGACCGTCGTGAAAAAATGCGTAAGTGGTTTAAAGGGGCCTTGCTGCCCTGTAGAAGTGATTCAGGTATCGTGCGTATGGTGGGAACAATCCTGCACGCTGACAGCCTGTTAGAACGCAACATGCCCAATGCATCAGACAAGATGACTGTCATTGAAGAACTAAAGCAATACTCTACACGTAAAGGTATGTGGAAGGCGGTTAAATACCGTGCCCACAATAGTGACTTTACTAAGTTGCTATGGCCTTCAAAGAAAAGTGCTGCTGACTTTAAGATGCTGTATGAAGAAGCCGTCAAGGATGGAACTACAGACATTTACAGTCAGGAATATTTAAACGAGCCAATTGACGAAAGTGTCAGCTTCTTTAAACGAAGCGACTTTCTGCCTATAACGCAAGATGATCGTCAAACAAAGCTCAACTACTACGTCACTGCCGACTTGGCTATTTCAGAAAGCGAGAAGGCTGACTTCTCTGTGTTTGTGATAGCAGGTGTTGACGAAGATAAACGAATTCACTTAAAGAACATTATCCGTGAGCGTATGGATGGTAAAGAAATTGTTGATACATTCTTAACCCTTCAAAAGCTTTATGATCCTGTAGCCATGGGTGTTGAGGATATGCAAATCTCAAAAGCCATCGGCCCGTTCTTACGTGAAGAGATGATTAAAAACAATACATACATTTCTCTGTTGCCCTTAAAGCACGGAGGCAAAGACAAGCCAACCCGTGCTCGGAGCATTCAAGCCCGTCTCAGAGCACATGGCCTTAAGTTTGACAAAGAAGGTGATTGGTATCCTATCTTTGAAAACGAATGTCTTTCCTTCCCTCGTGGTAAACATGATGACCAAGTTGACGCCTTTGCGTACTTGGGACTTATGTTAGATCAGCTCATTGAAGCTCCCACAAAACAAGAAATGGAAGACGAACTCTATGCTGATGAAGTAAACACTTCAGGCAATATGGAACAAGGGCGCAACGCATACACTGGGTACTAACACATGGATGAAAATCAAACACCGTTAGCTGCAATGCTAGAAAGCATTAACATTGCTGAGTCCCTGGATGAAGCACAGCTTCGTAAAATTGGACAAGATGCTTTTGCTGGATATGACTTAGATGAACAATCTAGACAAGACTGGGTAAAGCATGTAGACGAATGGACAAAGCTAGCAAAGCAAACGGTTGAGCCTAAAACCTATCCATGGGTAGGAGCAGCAAACGTTAAATACCCTTTGCTGTCTACAGCGGCTATGCAGTTTGCAGCACGTGCCTATCCTTCCTTAGTTCCTTCTAACGGCAAAATTGTACACGCTAAACCTTTGGGCAAAGACCCAGATGGAGCTAAGACAGAAATTGCAGAAGCAGTGTCTACGTACATGTCTGTGCAACTATTGCAGGATATGTATGGCTGGGAAGAGGACATGGATAAGATGCTTATCATGCTTCCAATCCTAGGTACAATGTTTAAGAAAACCTACTGGGATAGCTTAAACGAAGAGAACTGCTCACATCTAGTAATGCCTAAAAACTTGGTTGTAAACCACTGGGCACGTAACTTGTGTGATGCAGAACGCATTTCCGAGATTATTGAGATGTCCCCACGTAAGCTCAAAGAGCGCCAGCAATCTGGTTTGTGGTTGGATCTTGATCTTGGACGTGCTCCACAACCCCTACTTAATGTGGTTGGCCCATCGGTTGTTGACGAAACAACCCCTTATACATTCATTGAACAACACACCTTCTTAGACTTAGATGACGACGGCTACAAAGAACCATACATTGTTACCTTCCACAAAGAAAGCAAAAAAGTGGTCCGTATTGTGGCTAGGTTTGATGAAACGACGATCAAACAGGGACCTGATGGAAAGATTCACAAGATTGATCCAATTCAGTATTACACTAAGTTTGGTTTCATTCCTAATCCTGATGGTGGATTCTATGATATTGGCTTTGGTGTCCTCCTTGGTCCAATCAATGAATCAGTAAACACTTTGATTAACCAATTGCTTGACTCTGGACATCTGTCCACATTGCAGTCTGGTTTTATTGGTAAAGGTTTACGCATCCGTATGGGTGACAACCGATTTACTCCTGGTGAGTGGAAAGCAGTCAACTCTACTGGTTCAGACCTTAAACAACAAATTGTTCCCCTTCCAACTAAAGAACCTAGCAATGTGCTGTTCCAGTTGATGGGCAGTTTAATTACCTCTGGTAAAGAACTAGCCTCAGTTGCTGAAATCTTTGTTGGTAAAATGCCAGGACAAAACACTCCTGCCACCACTACAATGGCTACCATTGAGCAAGGCATGAAAGTGTTTACAGCTGTGTACAAACGATTGTATCGCAGCTTGACTGAAGAGTTTTTAAAGATTGCAAGGCTTAATTATCTGTATTTGAACCCAACTACAGAAGTACAAGACCTTAACATCATGATTAATCCCCAGGACTTTGATCCCAAAGCCCACAAAATTTACCCAGGTGCTGACCCCACTGCTGTGTCGCAAACAGAAAAACTGCTCAAAGCTCAGGGTCTAATGGAATTGTTGCCTACTGGCGTGCTTGATCCTGTCAAAGTAGTACAGAGAATCTTAGATGCACAAGAACAGCCTAACTGGCAAGACCTTTTGAACCCACAAGTGGCTGAATCTGGTCAACTCCAACCACCTCCTGACCCCAAAATGCTAGAAATGCAGATGAAAGGTCAGCTTGAAGGTCAAAAAATACAAATGCAATCGCAAGCCCAGCAGCATAAAATGCAGTTGGAAGAGCGTAGCAAACAAGTTCAATTGGCAATGGCCCAGCAGGAGCATGCACAAGACATGCAACACAGGCAGGACATGGCTAATATTCAGGCTGCAGAAGCCGTACACAAGCAACGCATCTTTTCTGCTACCGAACAGGCAGCATTTATACAGAAATTGATGCACGCTGATAATACACATCAGCAAAAGTTGTCTCATGCAGAATCTGCAGCGAAACAAAAGGCAAAAGAGCCATCTAAAGGAGCTAAATAAGCGTGAATAAAGCAGATTTTGTTGATTGGAAACGTCATCCTGTCACTCAGGTGATTTTCAGCCAATTAAACCAACGTATTAATGATTTACAGGCTATGCTTGGAGACAGTGCGGGTGTAAACCCAGTCCAAGACAGTCAATTTGTAGGTGCAATTAAAGCTTACAAAGATATGGTAAACATTGAGTATGAAGGTGAAGAGGAGACTCTATGATTATTCCAGTAATACATCGCATTGTCATTAAAGCAGACAAATTGGAAGAAACAGATAAAACGTTTAAGCGTGCCCGTGAAGCGGGAATTGTTATTCCAGACAATGACGACCGTAAACGCGCCCAAGCAGGTGTGGATAAAGGTGTTGTAGTGTCCATTGGACCCACAGCCTTTCGTGATTTTGGAGCTGAGTGCCCTATTAAGGTGGGAGACTACATAGCTTATGCACGATTTGCTGGGAAACACATAGAAGATCCCTACACCAATGAAGAATTTGTAGCCCTCAATGATGAGGACATCATTTCTATTTTTAGACCCGAATAAGGAGCCTAGATGGCTGAAGAAACAACTGTTGCCCCAGAAGGTAACGCCCCCGCACCTGAAGAAACCACAAAGCTATCCGCTGCAGAGCAGCAAGCAATGGAACAGGGTTGGGTCCCACAAGATGAGTGGGAAGGTGATCCAGAACAATGGCGTCCAGCCAAAGAATTCTTGGATCGAGGAGAACTCTTTAAGAAAATTGAAGATCAAAACCGCACAATTAAAGAATTTAAACGTGCCCTTGATGATCTAAAAGGCCACCACGCCAAAACCCGTGAAACGGAGTATGCGCGTGCGATACAGGCATTAAAAGCACAAAAGATTGCTGCACTAGAAGATGGTGACGCAGCCGCTGTCGTCAAACTAGACGACCAGATTGATCTTGTCAAAGATGAACAGAGTAAACTTAAACAAGCCGCATTTCAACCACAACAGGAACAACTAAATCCTGAATTTGTGAATTGGGTTGATAAAAACAAATGGTATGAAACTAGTCAACCAATGCGAGCTTATGCTGATGCTTTAGGCCGAGACCTTGCCTACAAAGGACTTGCTCCTGGTGAGGTTCTTAAAGAGGTGGAGCGACAAGTTCGCGACGAATTTCCTCAAAAATTCCGTAACGCTAACAGGGACAAACCTGGAGCGGTAGAAAGTAGTACAAATAAAGGAGTTAAGGGTAACAACGATGTTGCACTTAGCGATGATGAGCGTCGAGTGATGCAACGTTTTGTTCGAACTGGTGTTATGACTGAAAAGGAATACATGGTTGAACTTAAACGTATTAAAGGAGCTTAATTATGAGTGACATTAAAGAAGCAATTGCGAAAGCACCGAGAGGTCGTACGCAGCGTGTTCCCGTGGGTTCACGTAAGGTTTTAACTGTAGCTGGAAAAGACCCCAGTTACGAATATAGAATTATTAACGACTCGGGAGATCGAGTGCAGGAGTTTGTAGAAGCTGGTTATGAGCTAGTGGATAATGACTCTGTGAGGGTGGGAGACAAACGAGTTAACTCTGCGTCAGCAGAAGGCTCTAAAGCTCAGCTTTCCGTTGGACAAGGGCAAAAGGCATTCGTCGTACGTATCAAAAAAGAATGGTACGAAGAAGACCAAATGAAAAAACAAGCCCATGTCAATGAACTGGAAAACGCCACCAAAGCAAAAGCTCTTGATGGTACTTATGGTAAGCTCGACATCAGTCGAGGCTAACTAATTTTAAGTGCCGTTAGGAAATGTCTATTTTATTAATGGAGAATTGCTAATGGCAAGTGTATCTCGTATTAACGGGTTCCGTCCTGTTAAAACAATTACTGGCTCACCATACAATGGTCAAGCCAATTTATATTTTGTGCCTTCCTCTGACTCAACAGTCATTATGGTTGGCGACGCTGTGAAACTAGCTGGTGACGCTCGCGCTGCCACTGGTGCCCCCACAGTCACCCGTGCTGGTGCTACTGACGTTGCTGTCGGTATCGTTGTAGGCATTTTGTTCACAGGCGTTGGTGATTTGACTAACATGCCTCCAGTGACCGATTTGAATACTCCTGTATATCGTCGTGCATCTACAGATCGTTACCTCTTGGTAGCAGATGATCCTAATCTAGTGTATGAAGTTCAGTATGCAGGCACTTCTGTGGCTGCTGCTACCATTACCGCTAACGTTGGTCAGAACGGTCAGTTCACAACTACTGCTGGTAATACAGCTTCGGGTTCGTCTGGCATGCAGCTTGATAGCTCAGGATTGGCATCAACAGCCACTCTGCCTTTGAAGATTGTGGGCTTCCCCAATCGTCCCGATAACATTCCTGGTGACACGTATTTCAGCTACTATGTAAAACTTAACCAAGTTGCATATGGTACTGGTACTGGCGCTACAGGTTATTAATTAAAGGAAAGGTAGAATATGTCTATTATTAATAGCGGCTCGTTTGCCAAAGCGCTATGGCCTGGCATCAATGCTTGGTATGGCAAATCATATGACGAATATGGAACAGAATACGACAAGTTGTTCGATAAGTTTACTTCACAGAAAGCTTACGAAGAAGACGTCGGTATCTCTTCTTTTGGTCTAGGCGTTCAAAAAGCTGAAGGCGCACCTATCTCTTATGATAGCGAGCGTCAAGCTTTCATTACACGTTATCAACACGTTGTGTTTGCGTTGGGTTTCATCATCACTCGTGAAATGATGGAAGACGACCAATATGATGTCGTCGGTCAACGTAAAGCTCAAGGTTTGGCCTTCTCTATGCGCCAAACTAAAGAAGTTATTGGTGCTAACGTTTACAACCGTGCGTTTAACAACGCTTACACCTATGGTGACGGTAAAGAATTGATTAGCTCTGCTCACGTCAACCTCAAAGGCGGAACATGGTCTAATACCTTGTCTACTGCTGCTGACTTGTCAGAGGCTTCTTTAGAGCAAGCATGTATCGACATCGCTGGTTTCACCAATGATGCTGGTTTGTTGATTGCTGTTCGTCCTGATTCGCTTATCATCCCACGTCAATTGATGTTTGAAGCAAAGCGTATCTTGGGTACTGACGGTCGCGTCGGCACTGACAACAACGATTTGAATGCTATCAAGACTATGGGCATGATCCCAGAAATCGTGACTAGCCACTTCTTGACTGACCCAGATGCTTGGTTCATTCGTACTGACGTGCCACACGGCATGAAGTATTTTGAGCGTCGCGCTGACCAGTTCGACATGGACAACGATTGGGACACTGAGAACGCTAAGTTCAAGGCTACCGCTCGTTTCAGCTTCGGTGCAACCGACGTTCGTGGTATCTACGGTTCGCCTGGCGCTTAATTTATCTGGGGGAGCTTGTCTCCCCTATTAACTATAAAGGATAAATTATGGGTTTTCTCGCAACTGATCTCTCTCCTCTGGGCCAAGCTAGCCCCTTAGTTCCAACAAGTAAAGATGTTGTAGTTAAGGCGTTTCAAGTTGCTCGTACTGATACAACTGCTGCATTAAAGGCTTTATTGCCTGCTGATGCATCAATTATCAATATTGACATCTTTGGTACGGCTTCAGACGCTGGTACAACAGCAACACTAAGCATTGGTACTTCTACTACCTCCACTGAGATTATTAACGCTCAAAGCGTTTTAACTGGTGGTAAAGTAGCAATTACAACTGCATGGTCTGCAAACTATCCTAACACACAACCTGTCCCCGTCGTTGGTGACATCAAGTTGTATGCTAAGTATGCAGAATCAGGCACAGCTTCTACAGCTGGCGCTTGGACCGTAGTAGTTTACTACGTTCGTTAATGGGAAGGGGCGCAATGCCCCTTTTCTTTGTTTTGGGAGATGGTGAGTCTTCCGTCTTTGGTAAAAGGAAAATATTATGGCTGGTTCTAATGTATGGGTCAAATGTGGCAAGGTATATAACCTCGACCCAGGTGGTACGGGTTTAACCGCCACTGGTGCTACCCCCCGAATTTTTAAAGATAGCCCTTACGCTACCTTTCAAGTAACTGGTACTACAACTGCAAGTACTGGTTCAGCAATTGTTAAAATCCAAGGCAGTAATCTGGATGATGCCAACTCTTATGTAGACTTAGGCACAATTACTTTAACACTTGGTACTACTTTAACAGCTGACGGTTTCGCTACTTCAGCTCCATGGAAATTTGTACGTGCTAACGTCACTGCAATTTCTGGTACAGGTGCTTCTGTCAACGTTTTGATGGGAGTATAACATGAGCGCTATGGTTAACAATAATGCAGCAGGCATAGTGGGATCAACAGATCACTTAGCTAAAACTGCTGCTAAAGTGATGGTAACAGCTGACACTTTGTTTACTGCTGTTGGTGATGTACAAATCTTAAGTTTGCATTCTGAATGTTATTCAGCAAACGGTGCTACCGCTTCAACTCTTCAATATAAACTTACTCCTACAACAGGTACAGCAGCAACTATTTCAGGAGCATCTGCTTCTTTAGCTAACGCTGTTGCAGGTACTGTAGTTGTTATGGATGGTTCTACTTTGGCTGCAGCTCCTACTGTTGCAGCAACTGGTGTGGCGTTAAACACCACAGCACGTGGTATTATTTTTAAAGATGGTACATTATCCATTGTAGTTGGCGTTGGTTCTACTACAGGAACATGGAAACACTATCTTCGTTATGAACCCCTTGAGGATGGTGCTTACGTCGTCCCACTACAATAAGGTAACTTATGAGTAAACAAGCCGCTGGTAAATTTATCGGTGTGCTGTTTTTAAGTAGGACAGTTGCTCATCAATTGCATTTAAAGACTAGTAGCTTCTCTGAGCATATGGCTTTAAACACGTTTTATGAAGAAATTGTCGATCATGCTGATGGCATAGCAGAACAATGGCAAGGTGAACAGGAAGAACTCCTAGACATCCCTACCTTAGCTGCTAAAGATGCCACCGATCCTTTAAAGTATATGAAAGAAACTTTAAAGTGGATTGAAGGTAATAGGTATGAAGCTTTTGAAAAAACAGACACTTCTATTCAGAACGATATTGACAATGTTGTAAAACTGTTTCGTTCTACAATCTACAAACTACGTTTTCTGAAGTGATGCTATGAAAAACCATCTAATTTTAGGAGACTGGAACGCGCTGTGTGACTCATGCGGACGTAAATTTAAAGCCTCTAGTCTACAAAAACGATGGGATGGTTTAATAGTTTGCAGAGAAGACTGGGAACAGCGTCATCCGCAAGACCTGCTTCGTGTACAACGTGAACAGATTTCTGTACCGTGGGCAAGACCATATCCAGCAGAAGATACTTACATTACTAAATTTGGTTTGTTTGATACAGCTAATGTGTCAGATAATCAAGATCAAGATTATGTTGAACCTGGGTATTTTCTTTCAGACTACATGCAAGACAATTTCTATATTGTTGTTAAATGGTATAGAACGTTTAATGATCAATTAAACATTATAGAATCATTAGCTCTTAAAGATTCTACTGCTATAGCTGACAGTACAACAATAACTGAGACAATTGGTGTTGTTAGAAGGTTTGTAAGAACATTTACAGACACCACTACAATGTCAGAAGCCAAAGTACTTGCACTAGGCAAAGCATTGTCTGATGTTACAACAATAGCAGAAACGTTTACTAATGCTGTTAAGTATGCACGTAGCTACGCTGACACTGTTACACCAACAGAAACAACTGCACGTACTGTAGGTAAAGCTTTAGCAGATACAACAACAATCACAGAGAGTTTAACTAAGGTGTTAACTTATCTGCGGTCTTTATCAGATACAACTGCAGCAACAGATGCTGGTAGCATTTTCTATGCAAACTACGTTGGTCCCTCTTATTTTGGAGCAGACTACGTTGGATCAACCACTACATTTTAAGGTATTCAAATGATTAATGACACATTCGCCATGAAAGGCGACCTGACCATCACAGTTAAAGATGCAGCTACTGGCACAATTAAAGACCAACGTGAACTTAAAAACTTGGTTGTTACTGCTGGTAAAGGTTTTATTGCTTCACGTATGGCTGCTGCTAGCGCTAGCGTTATGGGTTGGATTGCTGTTGGAACAGACAGCACTGCAGCTGCTGTAGGCAATACAGCTTTAGGTACAGAAGTTGCTCGTGTAGCAACTACAGTATCTGGTGGCACTGTTTCTACAAACACTGTTACATACGTTTCTACTTTCCCTGCTGGTACAGGCACTGGTGCTTTAGTTGAAGCTGGTATTTTTAATGCTAGTTCCGCTGGTACTTTATTGTCACGCACAGTGTTCTCTGTTGTAAACAAAGGCGCTGCTGACGAAATGACCATTACTTGGGTAATTACCGTAGGTTAATTAGGATAAATACATGACTACCATAGTTACTAGAGCAGGTAAAGGTAGTCCTCTCACTAATAATGAGATGGACACCAACCTGACTAATTTAAATACATACAAGGTTGAACAAACAGCCACTACAGGTTCTGCTGCTTTGCCAGCAGGTACAACTGCTCAACGTGACGGTAGTCCTGCTGTTGGTTACACTCGCTTTAACACCTCCTTAAATAAAAATGAAACTTGGAGTGGTACAGCATGGGTTGCTGGTGGTGGTGCAACGGGAGCTGGCGGTGACGATGTGTTTTATGAAAACGGTGTAACAGTAACTACAAGTTACACACTGTCTACAAATAAAAACGCCATGTCTGTTGGTCCAATAACTGTTAATAGCGGTGCAACCGTGACAATTCCCAGCGGTCAACGCTGGATTGTTTTGTAAGGATAAATATGGCATACGGAACAATTAATACAGACAAGCTAGTAGGTTCTAGCGGGGGCACCCTTAGCCCCGATTCAGGCGTGTTTCGCAATAGAATCATCAATGGTGCGATGGTGATTGACCAGCGCAATGCAGGGGCTAGTGTTACTCCTGCAAACGGTGCAAACACATACACAGTAGATAGATGGGCTGGTTACGCAAATCAATCTTCTAAATATACTGTTCAGCAAAACGCTGGTTCTGTAACCCCTCCAGCGGGATTTAGAAATTATTTAGGCGCAACTTCTAGTTCTGCCTATTCAATTACTAGCTCAGACATATTTTTACTAAGACAATCAATAGAAGGATTTAATACTGCTGACTTTAATTGGGGAACTGCCAACGCTTCTACTGTAACTTTATCGTTTTGGGTTCGCAGTTCATTAACTGGCACTTTTGGCGGAAGTATTAATAATGATAGTGGTAACAGATTTTATCCATTTAGTTATACTATTTCAGCAGCCAATACTTGGGAACAAAAATCAGTAACCATTGCTGGTGATACAACAGGAACTTGGTATACAACAAATAGTGGTGGATTGTGGTTAAATTTTAGTTTAGGAACTGGGTCATCTAATTTGCAAACTGCTGGGTCATGGACAGCTTCATCGGCTTATGGGGCAACAGGACAAACCAACTTAGTCGGCACAAACGGAGCAACTTTCTACATAACAGGCGTACAAGTAGAAAAAGGTTCAACAGCAACATCGTTTGATTACAGACCTTATGGTACTGAATTTGCACTTTGTCAGCGTTATTATCAAAATCTTTTGTTGTTTGCTGGAAATTCTGGTGGTGCATTAAGTGTTATTAGAGCATCAAGTTCTGCTGGTGCTAGTGAATCAAATATAAATATTCAAGGCCCAACAATGAGGACAAATCCAACTGCAACGGCAGTAGCGGGTTCGTCTAATATCTTATATGCTTCTTCTTTTGGCTCTGCTGGAAGTTCATTTACTTACACTTTAAATACTACAGTAAATTCAAATGTTACTGGTCAGGTTTTAAGGTTTAGAGGTGGGCCTGCTTTAACTGATGGAACTGCCTATGTAGTTTGGTGCAATGGCGGTGACCTTTATGCAAAACTAGATGCGGAGTTATAAATGTATAAATTATGTCCTTTAAATAATCAAAGAATTCAAGATACTGTTCAGCGTCTATCAGATGGAGCATTTATTCCATTTGACCCCGCTAACACAGACTACCAAGCCTATTTAAAGTGGGTGGCTGAAGGCAACGCGCCTACTCCCGCAGACGAAGGAACACAATAATGGCATCATTAATTCCAAGTGCTAATGCATCAGGCACAGGGTCAATGACCTTGGCTGGTCCTAGCACCAATTCAAATCAAACTGTCAACATCCCAGATACAACTGGAACAATGATGGTTAGTGGCAATATGCCAGCGTTTAGTGCTTATGCAAGCGCGGGTACTTCAACTCCAAATAATACTTATACAAAAATTTTATTTGCAACAGAAGAATTCGATACAAATAATAATTTTGCTTCTTCAACATTTACACCAACAGTTGCTGGTTATTACCAAATAAATGCTGCAATAGGGCCACCAACATTTACAAGCGGTTATCATTTTCCAATGATATATAAAAATGGTTCTGCTTATAAATATGGACAACTTGCGTATGTAGCAAGTTCAATTAACGGACAGGTTGTAATATCTTCTCTTGTATATTGCAACGGCAGTACAGATTACATTGAAATGTATTGGTATCAAAGTTCTGGTGGAACGGTGACTTCTGGTACTGGTATTCCTAGTACTTGGTTTAATGGTGCATTGATAAGGAGCGCATGATGACACTCTACGACAAAATAAAAGCACTTTATCCACAACTTACAGACCATGACTTCATGACTGTAATAACACTACAAAACGACTCTGACGGCAAAGGCGATTACATAGCCAAGTGGGAACACCCTACATTGCCTAAACCCACTGAGGAGCAACTAGCATGAGTGTAATTGTCGACGGAACAAACGGACTTACGTTCCCTAATAGTTCAACACAAACAGTAGCAGGTGCTCCTTTAGCTACACCATCGTTTACATCTACCATTGGTGTAGGTGGTGCTACAGCATCTGCTAGTGGTGCTGGTGTGTCTTTCCCCGCAACCCAATCAGCATCATCTAACGCAAACACGCTAGATGATTATGAGGAGGGGACTTGGACTGCTACTGATGTTAGTGGTGCTGGATTAAGTTTTACAAACACAACACAAACATATACAAAAATAGGCAGAGTAGTAACAATTAATATAGAAAACCTTGCTTGGCCTGTAACTGCAAATACAGCGAATGTTGAACTTGGAGGATTACCTTTTACTTCGGCTCAAGTTGGTGGTGGCGGTGGAATTTCAAATTATTCTAGTAGTACTGTTGGAATGGTTGTATTAAATGGAGTTACAAATATCCGTCTTTACAACCTACCTAGTCCATATACAAGAACTATAAACGCAAATATGTCAAATAATTCTTTATATTTTTCTCTCACATATATAACAAGCACATAAGGAACAAACATGGCATTTACAGAAACAAAAACAGTAGACCAAATCACAGTCACCGAAAACGGCATAGTGCTGTATCGGGAAGCAACACGCATCCTAAAAGATGGTGAGCAGATAGCACAGACATACCATCGTACAAGCCTGACACCAGCACAAGACTTAACAGGTCAACCAGCCAATGTAGTGGCGATATGCAACGCAGCATGGACTGATGCAGTAGTCGCAGCATATGAAGCACAAGTAGCAAAAAATGCTCTGGCATAACCTATGGCAACAATTGACGCTACAGACGCCAAATTGTCTGCCCATGAGTTGGTATGTGCTGAGCGCTATGCTGTCATTAATGCCCGTTTAAAGCGCTTAGAAGGTATCCTAATAGGCGCTTGTGGCATTATGATGACAGGTATGGCAGGCACATTATTTGCAATGTTAACCCACCTTAAGTGAGAATAAAATTGACCCCATAACCATCTTTGCTACTTGTAAAGCCGCTTACAGCGGTATACAAGGTTGCATTTCTGTTTACAAAGAACTTAAAGCGACTGGAAAAGAAGTAGCTCACATTGGTGAAGAAGTTGGAGGATTCCTGTCCTCTTTCTTTGTAGGACAACAAACTTTAGAAGAAGAACACGAAAAACAAAAGGTTCAACGTAAGGCAGATGTGTTGGCTGGTAAGCCACGCAATGTCACACAAGAAGCCATTGACAATGTCATGCGTGTTAGACAAATTAGAAGGTATTACGCTGACTTAGAGCACATGGTGCGCTGGGAGCTAGGGATGCCTGACCTGTGGACTGAAATCACAGAAGAACGAGACAGACTTACGGAAGAGCGAGCGCTTCTTAAAAAGAAACAAGATGAGCTAGAACGTATAGCCAAACTTAAACGGGAATATCAACTACAACTATTTGAAGAATATTCCTGGATTGCAGTAGCTATTGTTTGTGCCATTGTCTTTATTATAGGAAACTTATGGGCGCTTCAAGAACTAGTGGAGTTGGATCGAGTACGACGTTGGGGATATTAACTGTAGTTATAGCAGCATGCTATTTGGTCACTGTAACTTTTGTTGCTGTATGGTGGACCAAAGAAGAACGTAAGCTGGCTAATAAAACTGTTGCTCGTTTGGAACGACAACTTGAAACATGTAAAAGGAACAACAATGAATGATTTGCTAGGGCTACTTAAAAACATAGCTCCAACATTGGCTACAGCTGTAGCTGGTCCTTTAGGTGGTGCTGCCGTATCAGCAATAGCGTCTAGACTGGGTGTTTCTGACAGCGTAGCAGAAGTTGCTAAAGCCATAGCAGGTGACCCAACAGCAGCACAGAAAATAGCAGAACTTGAACTTGAGTTTGCTAAAGTTGCAGCAGATGCTGGCAAGAATGAGAATGACAATGTTTCTAAACGCTGGGATGCAGACATGTCGTCTGACTCTTGGTTGTCTAAGAATATACGTCCTATGAGCCTTGTAGCTATTTTTATGGGATACTTTCTGTTTGCTATGATGAGTGCTTTTGGTTTAAATGCCAATGAGTCTTATGTTCAGTTGTTAGGACAATGGGGTATGCTAATAATGGGTGCATACTTTGGTGGTCGTACAATTGAGAAACTTGCTGAAATGAAAAAGAAATGATTCTTTCCGAACACTTTAGCTTGGAAGAAGCAACCCACTCGGACACAGCCATCCGTTTGGGTATTAATAATCAACCCGATGCTCGTCAACTTGAGAACATGAAGAAAGCAGCAATCGGTATGGAACAAGTGAGGGCACTCCTTGGTAAATCCATTTCTGTAAACTCTTGGATTCGCCTGCCAGAAGTTAATGTGGCAGTGGGCGGTAGCAAGGTGTCTAGCCATATGGATGGTTGGGCAATAGACTTTGTATCCCCCTTTGGCAATCCTTATGCAGTGTGTAAAGCCATAGAAGCTTCTGGTATTAAGTTTGACCAGATGATTTATGAATATGGTAAATGGACTCACATATCCTTTGCCCCAGAAATGCGGCAACAAAAACTAACAATTTTTAATCCTCAAAAAAAATACCTACCTGGTATTTTAACTGAGGACGAATATCACAAACAAGCGGGTTAATTATGAGCACTTCGGGCACAACTACTTGGAAACTTAACAGAAACGAGATTATTTCTGCGGCATTGCGGAAACTTGGTGTTTTGTCAGGAGGTAGTTCTCCAGAGACTTATCAAATTACTGACGCAACACAAGCCCTTAACGCTATGATTAAGGCATTTGAAACAGACGGCATGCCCCTCTGGTCAATTAAAAGTTACACCTTCACTGTAACTACAGGCACAGCCGCATACAACATTGGTCCTAGTCAAACGTTTAATACAAATAAACCGCTTAAGGTTATACAAGCTTGGCGTAATGACAGCACCTCATATTCTAATGTTCCAATGAACATTTATACAAATTATAACTACGCTATTTTACCATTAGTTAATTCTTCTGGCACACCAGTTAATTTGTATTATCAACCTTTGCGTGATTATGGTGTAATTAATTTATGGCCCAAGCCTAGCGATTCTACAACCACTATTACCCTACGTTATCAAACTCCTTTTGAGGACATGACATCTTCTACAGATGACATTGACTTTCCGTCTGAATGGACAGAAGCAATCATCTATGGATTGGCTCACAGGCTGTCTCCAGAATATGGTGTTCCTTTACAGGACAGACAATTGCTGGCTAAAGAAGCTGAGTTCTTCCATGAGAAAGCTCTGTCGTTTGGTACTGAAGAGGGTGGTATATTCTTCCAACCAGACACTGCTGGTAGAAAGACAATGTAAATGGCCTACTCAAAAACACCAGCAATTCAAACATACGAAACCAAGAGAGTCAATTTTATCTCCAATCCACAACAGCGTGGTACTAATGCTGCACAGGATTTCCGTCTGTTAAACATGATGGTGGAGGTTATTAAGAGTCCTGTTGGAGATCAAAGTAAATATTTTATTAAAAGCCGTCCAGGTGTAGCTCAAGCTTTTACTACACAGACAGGTGAAGGACGTGGTATATATTATTGGGTTATTAGTGGTACTGGTTATTGCATGGCTGTTGTTGGTGACAAAGTTTATGCAAACGGTTCTGCTGTATTAACCTTAGCAACTTCTACGGGTTCTGTAGGTTTTACAGAATTTGTTAGCAGTACAGGAACTGTGTCTCTTGTACTATTAGATGGCACTGATGGATATGTGTTTAGCAACTCAACTACTGCTGTTAAAATAACAGATGCTGAGTTTCCTACACCACATGTACCTATTCCTATCTTTATAGATGCTTATTTGTTTGTTGCTAAAGCAAACACTGCTGACATCTATAATAGTAATTTAGATGATCCGTCATTATGGACAGCAGGTGATTATATTTCTGCTGAAATGTACCCAGACATTATTGTAGCGTTGTCTAAAAACAACAATTACATTTATGCTGTAGGTTCTAGTAGCGTTGAATACTTATACGACGTAGCTAATGCTACAGGAAGTCCCCTAGGACGTCATGATTCTGCTGTGCAACAGTTTGGTACTGCTGCTAGAGATTCTGTTGTACAAACAGAAACAGAAGTTATCATGATAGGTGAAACAAACAATGGTGGTCACACGGTGTGGACCATTGACGGGTTTAAGGCAGCTGAAATTGGTATCCCTGCAATAAAGAGTGCGCTCCTTGCAGAAGGTGCAAATCTTCCAACTGCACAAGCTTTTTGTGTTCGTGTGGCAGGACAGAAATGTTATGTCGTTTGTTTAACTAACAGGACATTGGTATACAGCTTTGATACAAAAATGTGGCACGAGTGGAGTACAGCATCAGGAGCATTCTTATGCTCACATGGTACAGACGGTCCTAACGGAAGCGCTTACGTATTGGATAAGGCAAACGGCAAAGTTTACACAATGGATGAAACATTGTTTACTGACGCTGGAACAGCCATTGATTGTGTTTTTACTTCTGCTAAGCTCGACTTTGATACCATTAACCGTAAATTTATGTATCGTTTATCTATCATAGGAGATGTTCCTGATTCGACAGGAACAGACATAGCGGTATCGGTGCAATGGTCTGATGATGACTATAAGACATTTAGTACAGCCCGTACATTAAACTTTAATGCTGATCTTCCTAAAATTGACCAGCTAGGACAGTTTAGACGACGTGCTTTTAAACTAACATACAGCCTTCCACATCTTCTTCGTTTAGAAGGTTTAGAAGTTGACCTTAACAAAGGTAGTATCTAATGGCTGGCGGAGGACTACCCCCACCACCAACAAGGGCTGGAGCTGGTGACTTTGCTTGGACAGCATGGTATAACCAACTCTACGTTCTTCTTAATACTAATGGTTCTGTTTCTTGGGACCTTGTCAACAAAGCTGGCAGTTCAATTGCGGACTTACAGAATAAAAACCACGGACTGTTAACTAGTATATTAGGTACAGGACAATATCACATTTCTTCTGCTGAAGCAGCAAATGTAACAGCCCTTCCTAACATCTCTGGTAATGCTGCTACAGCAACTAATGTTGCTTATAGTGGACTTACAGGAACAGTTCCAACTTGGAATCAAAATACTACAGGTTCAGCTAATTTGTTAGCCGTTCAAAGTTTGTCTAGTGATCCAACTACTTCCGACATTGCTGCTAGTAAAGCGGCTGTGTATAAAAATACAACCTCTGGTTTAGTTAAACTCTGGACCAATGATGGTGGTACAATGAAATCGGTACTCTTAACATGATTTATACACATCTTATGGATGAGGACTTACAACAACTCTTGGACATTTCTGAGCAAATGCACCAAGAATCTCCTCATTTTAAAAACAAAAAGTTTGACCGCTCTAAGATGAGCAAGATTTTGTTGGCTACTAAAGCTCATCCTAATAGGATGTATTTAACGTATTCTAAAAACAACGGTGTTATTGAAGGTGGCATCCTTGGTAGAATTAGTGAGCAATACTTCTCTGATGAGCTTACAGCAGGCGACATGGCAATGTTTATAAAGCCAGAACATCGTGGTTCTATTTTGTTTGTCCGCTTATTCAAGAACTTTGAAAAGTGGTCTAAAGACAACAAAGCAACCTCAATCGTCATCGGTCACACGACTGGTATTAATATGGACAAGGTACAGGGTATGTATACCCGTTTAGGATATAATGCTATGGGATACGTATTCAATAAGGAGATTGCATAATGTGTACAGGATTTGAACCGTTATTGCTAGAAGCTGGTGCTGGAGAAATGTTTCTTGGAGACATGCTTGCTACTGGTGCAGGAGAAGGTTTAGCTGGCTTGGGTGCTGCTGAGGCAGCAGGTGGTGGAGCTTTCCTTGGTGATATGGCAGCTACAGGTGCTGGTGGAGGACTTACTGCTGGTGGTCTAGGAACCGCTGGTATGGCAGGATTAGGAGGAGCAGGAGGCTTAGGTTATCTTGAATCTCTTGGAGGTTTAGACACTCTTGCTGGTTCTCAGTTTGCAGAAGCGTTTGCCCCATATGCTAGCAGTGCTGCAGACGTAGCCTCTATTACTGGTAACGCAGTTCCAGGACTTGAAAATAACATTGGAACATTTGATGGTATTCCTGCAGGTGGAGACATGACTCCTCAAGCTCTTCCAGAAACATTAGGAAGTAGTGGAGCTAGTAATTTCCCCCCTGTAACAGAAGGACCTTTAACTACTCGTAGTTTACCATTATCTGCTGCCCCTGAAACACAACAAGTATTAAATAATGCTGTAACCAGTTCTATGGGAAGTTCTGCTCCTTTAGATTATTCTGGTATACAAGACATGATGCCCGCTTTTAATAGCGGTCCTGCTATGCCTGGTGTAGAATCACCTTTTAGTTTAGCTAATATGGCTAGCAAAGCTTATGACTTTGCTAAAGAGAAACCAATTCCTACCATCTATGGTGCTGCTAGTTTGTATGACATGTATGCCAAGAACAAAATGGCTAAAGCACAAGAAGGTATGTACAATCAAAACCGTGCAGACATTAATAACATGTATGCTCCTGGTTCTCCTGAATACAATTTGTTACAACAGCAAATGGCTCGTGCAGATGCTAAAGCTGGACGTAACAGTCAATATGGAACCCGTGCAAATGAACTTGCAGGTGCCATAGCTAAATATAAAACTAATGCTTTAACTGGTATGCAAAGTGGTCAAAACTCCTTGGCTAATTTAGGTTTAGGTAATCGTTACGGTATGATGAACACTCCTGCTACACTTGCTACTTTGTACGCAATGTCTAAATAAAGGATAGTATATGGATTTATCCTCAATGTTTCAAAACTTGGGACCAATGGGCGGAGCTGTAGTAGCTGGCTCACAAATGGCTCAAGCTGCAAACGAACAGAAATCACAAGAAGCCTATCGTCAAGCACAGATGGCAGACATTATGCAGCGTACCTCTCAACAAGCAGAACTGCATCCTTTAGAACTTCAGAGCAAAAAACAGGGTCTTGATAAAGGCGCTCAAGACATTGAAAAGGGTGCTGTAGAACTTGAAAAAGGTAAGTTTGATTTAACCATTGGTAAACTGGAAGGTGCTGTTAAAAAAGCAGATGCTTATAGCCAACTAATGGGAGTTGCTGCTGCACAGTTAGCTAACATACCTCCTCCTGCTCGTCATGCATGGCTTGCCAACTTTGCTCAGCAAAATGGTATTGATACTAACGATCCTGCCGTTAAAAGCATTTGGCAGCAAACCTCACAGATTCCTCCTGATAAACTGCCACAAGCTTTAGATGCTTTTAGAAATAAAATCATTCAGCAAGGTGCTGCTTACCGTTCACACATTGATGGAATTAAAGAACAAGGTAAAAATCAAGTTACTGTTGAAGGTATGCGTGAAGCTGCTAAAGCAAAACTTGCCCAAGAAAAAGCTAATCTTGAAAAGACTTTACAGCAAGACTTGTCTGCCGCTAGAACATATCAAGCACAATCTGTTGTGTATGGTAATCATGCTGCTAAAGCACGTTTACGTGGCGATACAGAAGAAGCAACTCGTTTAGAAGCTCTTTCTAAAGAAGCTAATATTAAAGATCTGCAAAAAAGTGCTGCTGCGGGTGATGCTCAAGCAGCACAAAAATTACAAGCATTGCAAATGGTTATGGGTGGCGGTGGTTTTCCAAATGCTCCTGCTCCTCCAGCATCTTCAGCAGCTCCTGCTGGACCTGTTTCTGGTACAACAAAAAGTGGTGCAAAATTCACTGTAACTCCGACTCAATAATCGAGGATTTCTATGGGCTATAACGTAAAATTTGATAACGGTCTTTCTGTAACGTTTGATACGCCTCCTACAGAAGCTGATATTGAGGAGGCATACGCCCACGTATCAAAACAACAAACCAGTGGTACAGCCGCTTTTGGTAAGTCTGCTGTTGAAAGCACTCTCCCATCATTAGGTGGATTGGCTGGTGGTGTTGCTGCTATATCCTATGGTGCTCCTTTAATTGCTGGAGCATCTGCTGTGCCAGTAGCTGGTCCCGTTTTGGGACCTGTTACAGCCCTTGGTTTAGGTTTAACTGGTGCTTATGGTGGTTCTACTGCTGTTGAAAAAATGCAGGAAGCTGCCACATCACTAGTTCCTGAAACCATGAAAGAGCGTTTTGGCTTTGGTAAACAGCAACGTGAACTTGAAACACAACAAAATCCTAACCTATCTTTTGCTGGTAGACTTGCTCCTAACTTGTTAGCATTTCGTCCAGGAGCGGTAGCTCCCATTGTAGATGCTGCTGGTAAACAAATTATGGGTGCTGGCGCACAGCGTTTAGCTATGGGTGGTATTGGTGGTGGCATTGAAGCTGGTTCTCAGCTTTTAAGTGGACAACCTTTAGACCCAGCTCATATAGCTATGGCTTCTGTTGTTCAAGGTGTAGCAACCAATCCTACGGCTTTTGGTCGTAAATTTATGGGTCGTTTTGAAGCACCCACAGCTGCCAAATCTAAAGCAGATGCTATGGAACAACAGCAAAAAGATTTGGATGTGTCCACTGCTCCAACGGGTTTGCCTGAACAGTTTGCTGGTATGACTAAAGAGTCTCCAATGAACCGTATGACACGGGACTTGGGTGGAGAACCTTTTGCTCCTGCAGAAGAGTTTACTCCTATGAGTCAAATGGCTAAGGACTTAACAGCAGAGCGCTCTACTCCTGAACAACGTGCTGCTCAAGACATTCTTGATGAACGTCAAAAGCAAATGGAGTTTGATGTTGCTCGTCAAGCTAGACCAGAACTCAATGCTGCTGAACTGCAGCGTAGAGAAGCTGCTCCTACAGGTTATCAAGAACATCTATCAGCACAAGAAGAAGCAGCCAAGGTAGAACGTCAACGACGTGATTCTGAACTGGCACAAGCTGCTGGCGCAGGTGAACAAGCTTCTTTGTTTGAACCTCATGCTAATATGCATCGTGCATATGAAGAAGTGTTTGCACAGACACCAGAAGGTGTTCGTCCATTCTCTTTTAATGAGTTTAAAGAAACATTACAGAACTTAGCTAAAGAACCTGGTACAGCATACAAACTTCCTGAAGATATGAAGGCTGCTTATCAAGATTATTTAAACCATCCTGGTGGTGGTCAAGGTGATTTGTTTGGTGCTCATGCCATTTTGCAAAGTACTTCTCATAGAAACTGGGGTGATTTAACTCCACAAGAAAAGGCTGCTGCTACTAAAGCATTAAACAAAATTGGTCCTATTTCTGAGGCCATGACTGAACGTATGTCTTTGCAAGAAGCTACGGGCCAATTGTTAGACGTTCTTATGTCTAAGAATGACATGAATCTTTTGCCTGATAATCGTAAACTATTGCCTGCGGTTATGGATTTTGCTCGTGCGTTGTTTGATGCTGGGTATAAAACTCTTGCAGAAGCCATGGCACATGCCAATCAAATCTTGGGTGAAGGGTGGCAAGCTGTTGCTGACAAACTAGCTGACGCATTTAAAGTTGTACGTTCAGAGCAAATATTGTCTGGTGAAACTATTCCAGACAACACTCCTGCAGAACAAATTATTAAGAAAGCTGCTGGTGAGAAAGATAGTAATGTATTTACTTATCTCCAAAGCGGTTCTACATTAACTGCAATGAAAACAAATTCTACTATCATTCGTGATGTAGGACGCATTGTACAAAATGAAACAAAAAAAGCTGACTTAGCAATTCGTAATTTTATATTTCCAATTGAGAAATCTTTGGGAAGCATGAATTCAAAAGAACTTGTTGAGTTGCATGAAATCTTTAAGAAAGAAGCGTTTAGCAATAAGGCTTTTGATTCCACAATTTTGGAACAAAACCTGTCTATTAAACAACTTGAAGCCTACTCACGTATACGTGAAATGTATGATGATACATTGGCTGCACAGAATGCTGTTCGTCAATCTAAAGGACAACCACTTGTTTCTGCTAAAGAAGCTTACATGTCTTCTCGTTGGCAAGGAGCTTTTCGTCAGCCAGTAAGAGATGCTAATGGTCATTTGGCTTGGTATTTAGCTTCTGATTCTAAACTAGGAATTAAAGCTCAAGCTGAGGCTTTATTAAAACAAATGCCTGAACTTAAGGTTGACTATGCTGAGGGTCATTCAGTTAGCTTGCAGGGAAATAAAACCGATTTACAAAGTGCTTATACCACAATGTTAGACATTGCAGGTCGCGATGATCCTGTTGTATTGGCATTAAAAAAAGCTGTTGAAGAACAAACTGTAATGGAAACTGAGTTTACCCTGGCTCAAACTAAACACTTTAAAAAGAAATCTAATATCCGTGGTTTTGTTGGAGACCGTCCAGGATATGGTGGTTTATCCGAATCTCTTGCTTTCTTTGAAGAACAGATTCAATATGGTAAGAATGCCTATAATTGGACTGCAATGCAAAAGGCTGGAGACATTGTTAAAGATGTTTTGGCTAACCCCGTGTTACGTGATGAGCAACCTAACAACATTAAGTATGCCCGTGAGTATTTTAAAAATGCTTTAGGTCAAGGACAATCCCAAGTAACTCGTGCAATAGAAGACTCACTTCGTAAAGGATTGGGAACTACTTCTGATGCATTTAGTAGCGGTATCGGTAAAGCTAAGAGTTACTTTATCTTGGATAAGTTATCTGTTTCTGCTGGCTTTACGTTAGCTCAGTTTATTCAGCTTGGTAGCATTTTGCCTTACTTAACTGATTTACGTGCTAAAGGGTATAAAGGAAATCCAGTTACTGCTGTAATGCTTGGTGCTCCTACAGGTATGGCTATGGGCTTTGCTCACTACCTCAAGTCTACAGGACATGAGTATATGAACAAGCTTCCTGACCAATTTACTAAAGACATGTTCTTATATGCAGAAGAGAATGGTGTTACCACCCGTTCTGTATACGATGAAAGTCAACTATCCTCTAACTTTGGTTTAATGGGTAAAGCAGCTAATGCATTAAGTAAAACTTTAACTGTTCCTGACGCATTTACTCGTGGCGTGGCTTTTGCTACCTACGCTCATATGCTTAAAAGCAGTGGAATGTACAAAGATCAGATTGCTTTATTTCAAAAAGCAGAAGAGCTTGTGAATACTGCTATGGTGGATTATCGCCAAACAGAACGTCCAATGGTGTTTTCTAAGTTAGGTACAGCAGGTAATGCTTTAAACACATTGCAAACTTACCCAATGAACTTCTACAACCAATATACGTATTTTATTGGGGAAGCTACAAAAGGCAACTATGGTCCATTGCTTGCTGCAATAGGAGTTCAATACTTAACTGCTGGCGCAATGGGTGTTCCTTATATAGAAGACACCAACAAACTGTTTACATGGATTAAAGACAATGCTTTGCCTGCCGATGTGTGGGCTAGTATGGAAGATTCTCCATTCCTCCGTGATCCAAAGACATGGGCTATTGACACCTTCGGTAGAAGTTCTGTCTACGGTGCTTTGTCTGAGACAACGGGACTAGGACTTACTTCTCGTGTGGCTGCCCCTGGAGTTGGTGGTATGTTACAGGCCCCAGGTGGTCCAGTGGTAGATATAGCTAAACAAGCAGTTTCTGCTGGTAAAGCTCTTGCAGACCCAACTAGTAGAGAAAAGACAGCTCAGGCTGTTATGAATATCCTGCCTAGCGGTGTACAGGGTGCTTACGAGATGGCTCCAGCTAATGCTGGTATAACCTACCAACAACGTCCTGGAGGCCGTGTAGGAGTCTTTAAAACAACCGATATTGGTAATAAAGATGTAGCCTTTGTCCGTACTCCAGAAGAAGTTGAATTGCGTCGTATGACGGGCTTAAAAAGCCAGCGTGAGGTGGTTGAGCGTGACTTAACCTATCAGGCTAACAAAGAACTACGTCTCTATAATGAGAAGGGTGGAGAACTTGTTAACATGGCTGTGGTAGCTCAGATGAAAGGCGACATGAAACGATTTGGTGAGTTGAACAAGCTCTACACACGTCTGAAAGGTCAGCCTATTACAACGGATCAAATCTTCAATAAAGCCATGGAAAAAGCCATGACTGACAAAGAAAGCATGATGCTGAAAGCTGCTAATGGAACTAATGCTCGTCAACTTATTGAGGCAGCAAGACTCCGTAACCGTTTGGAGGCTGAATAATGGCTGATACATTAGGGGACCTTTATAAACAAGCAGTTCCTTTGCCCGCTAGAAAATTTGCTGGATATGTATTGGGAGATCGTTCTCCCATTACAGAAAAAGACTTAACAGCGGAAGAACTTGCTGCTCTTAAAACTACTGTAAATAGAGCCAATCAGCGTAATGCCGATGAACAGGACTATTTACGTAGACTGTCTACTATGCCAAGAAAGAACTACGATCCTGCTACAACACCTTATGGTATGGTAACGGGGGATGATGACAAAGAGATTCCTATAACCTATCCACAATGGCAAAAAGATCTCAAAAGTCGTTTAAAAAGCTACGATAGGACTAAGGACAGAACTAGTTTTTCTTACAAAGATTACTACCCCAAAGAGACTAGCGAGTCTGCAGACATCTACGAATCTCCAAAAGAAATTATTGAAAAGATGTATACTGATCCTGCTTATCGTGTAAAAAACACTTTTGGTAGTGCCAAGGCTTATAATGAAAAGGGTAAAACCATCATTAGAGATATGTACGGTTTTTCAGACAAACATGAAGCTTATCCTGTTAAAGCGGATGCTTCTGCTTTGGATATTGTGAAGGAATATTACGATAGTCCAAAAGCATTAGCAGAAGTTATGTACAGTAAGTATGGTAATCCTGCAAGACAACCTGTAGAGATTAATCTAAATCCTGAGCCTCAAGCTCCACAGCCAAAGGTTGATCCAATAGACAGTATGATTAATTCTGGTTCAGATAAACTTAAACAACTGGGTACTTGGGCATCTAAGTATTTCCAGAAATGAAAAAGCCCCCTACGGCCTTGCAGCTATAGGGGGCTATTTTTTTGCCTATTCTTCTTTCATTTTCATAAAGATAAACCTAAAGCACAAAATGTTTAGAGCAATGAGGTTTTCATAATCCTCATCGTCATCTCCAGTAACATGCTCAATGCCTAGTTGAATACCGTTAATCATTTCTACAAGAATTACTCTCATACGCCACAGCTTCCACCGTGACCTGTGAATTCACAGATGTCAACTTCATCAAAGATCATGTCTTTGCTTTTAATGGCATCTTCGTATGGTACGGACGTGAGAGGTTGTCCGCCTCGGCTTCCGTCTGGATAGCAAGTGAAACCTCGCAGTCTTGGGGCATACTTTGCAAGAGTTTCTGTAAAAGACTGTACGCGCTTGTCATTGTTTCCAGCACTTCCCCAGGAGGGTAGATTGATGGTTGACGAGATTGACATGTCAACGTAATCCTGAATGTCTGCTTGGAACTTGATGCGTCTTTCGTAGTCATGGCTCAGTCGGTAAGCTGTGTCAATGCTGTCTGGTGCCACCCCGTATTCTTTGATGAGTCGGTC